AGGCACCAGCACGATAGCGTCTGAAGGCGTTCCAGCAACTGGAGCAACGGCAGCGGCTTGAGCTAGTGCAGCAGTTGGGCCAGTGCCCAAGAACACGGTGGTCGTTCCATTGTTGATGAATCGGTATTGGCCTGCGTTCTGAGGATTAAATTTCTCATAAACAGGCGCTTGAATTCCAACAGGTGCAGATGCAGCTGCTGCCACCACGATGGTCTTGCCAAGTGGGGCAAATGCGATTTGTGAATTACCGGCCATGTCAGACTCCTTGTGCAGCAATGGCTGCTTCGTATGCTGCGATCACTTCAGCAGTGTGAACTGATACACAGATAGCCTGTACTTTTGCATTTTCGCCACTGTAATCAGCACCAGGGGCAATTACATGACGATGGAATGAGCTGCTAATTTGCTTGCCATCTTCCAAGATAGCAGTCTTTGTGCGAACTTGTACTGAGCCATTTTCAATAACTTCAATGCGGTCCACGATAATTTGTTTTTCTAAAGCCATTTCGATCTCCAATCAAAATCAAGAATCCAGTTGTCCGAACTGGTACGGTTAAGCTGTTGCACCAGTCACTGTTATCGTTGCGCCAAGTTCTTCCAAAATCACTTGGTCAAAAATACAAGATTGTCCAGCTACGATTGTTCCGGCTTGAAGCGTCACAAAAGTTGTGGTTGTTTCTGCGATAAATTCATTTGCAAAAGAAACTATAGCGCCAGTTGTTGAACTTTGGCTTGTGTATTGATTAGCACCAAGAGTTTTTCCAAGAAACACAAAAGGCGTTGCAGTGGCGGATTTAATTGCAAAACTAAATCTGTATTTTTTACCCGCAACTGTTGTGTATTGTCGATAGATGGCGGGATTATTAACAGCCCCGCTGTGAGCAATTTGCAACGCGACATCGTAGGGGGCAGTGCCAGCGTTAACAATCGTAAATGTGCCAGCGTTAAGAACTGACCAATTTGTAGGAGGTGTTGACCCTGTTGCCCCTGCCCATGTAGTGTCGCTGTAAATAGTTGTGTACGTTAGTTTTGGGCTCGTACCGTTAACACCATAGCTGTTGATGATGTTTGCGTTAAAAGTGGGTGTGATGAGGTTAGATAACTCATAGTTAAAGCGATCTTCGCCGATCCACGAGTCCAAAAACACGCCTGTTTGGTTATTAATACCAATGTAATTTGGGCTTGATCCTACTGGGCCAATTACGCCGCCAAAGTAGAAAAAGTTGTCTTGAACAGTAACATCTACGCTGCCACTTAACAAAGCACTAGTGTCAATATAAACACGGTTGCTTGTTGTTACGTTTGGCGCGCCGCCAAAGAAACAACCTCGAACAGTATAGTTACCACCATAAAGCTGTTCAGTGATAGATATATCGTATTGATAATTTGCTTCAAAATAACAATCTGTAACAATGAATTTGTTTGTGTTATTGATTGTTTTAATGCCGCCAAGTGTACAAGCCTCAATAATAGACTTGTTGCTAATAGACATATCGGCACCTTGGCTGTAAATGCCTAGACCAGTATGAGCAGAAATTTCAATGTGGTCAAGATTTATGGCATTAGAAAAAGTGCTGTCATCAACAAGGCTTTTACTTAAATAAATAGCTTGTGGAGAGTTGCAACCTCGAAGAATACAATCGCGCATTGTTAAACCAAATGAACGTAAGTTCCAAATAAGGCTATGCGTTGCGGTAACTGCCCAAGCGTTAACATTTTGAAGAACAACTTGATTAGATTGCTCCGTAGTTCCAATTTTAATTAAAGTGCTAGGTTGTTGTGGGAATGAAGCGCTGGCAATAAAAGTAACATCGCGCATTACAAACTTTTCAGCGTTGTAAGTTGCGTTTGAATAACCAATTGTGAACATTACGCCCGTTGTATTGGGAATGACGTATCCATTTTGGAAATCAATAATGATTGGCACGGTGATCGTGTTTAACGCACCAATGACAAAAACACCACCGTTGCAAATAAGCGTAACGCCTGCGTCAATGGTGCTTGGCAATGTTTGCGAAGCGGCTGCAATAGCGGCGTTAAATGCCGCTGTGCTGTCAGTTAACCCAGTAGGATCAGCACCGTAATCAAGGACGCTAACAGTTCGCCCCTGAATCATTGATTGCGATACTTTAGTAAGTGCCATCATTAGTCCTTAAACTCGGTATGAAACAACACCTGTGTAGGGCTGTGTGCTGAGATTTGCGTTTGTTGAATATGCTGCGTTATTTGCTGTCAAGAATGACATTGAAGTTGCACCAACGTTTGGCGTAAGCTGTGTAATTGTTAAATTACCATTTATAGCTGCCGCAGAAGCAGTTCCTACAGTGTATGGAAGTCCACCAATTTGTGCATTGCTTGTGTCAGCAGTAGTCGGAAATGTTACTGAAAATGTTGCAACTACAACATTTCCAATTTTTGTATATTTACCAGCAGCCGATGCAAATGTGATTCCGTTACCCGTAGGTGTCCAATTGCCTTCTTCATAGTCAGCCAACAACTCGCTTGTGCCTGTGTTTGGTGTAGCAGAAAAGTCGATGCCTTTGCCAGATGTGCCGATGACTAAGTTGCCTGTAGATAGCGTTACATCACCACTAAATGTTGGACTGACAAGTCCATTTGCTGTTGAAACTGTTTTTAGCATTTCGATCTCCTTAAATCAAGAATTCAATCACTGAAGTGAATGGTGGTGCTTGGCTGAATGTCACATTACCGCCAGACACTGTGTAAGTGTTTTGATTCTGATACACACCATTGATGTAAATTGCAAATGGCGTAGATGACACAGAAAAAATTGTCTGAACACCATTGCCAGTTGCGTTTGTTGCGGCTGAACCAGATGACACATTTCCATTCAGAGATGTGTAGACAACGCTTCCTTTACTATCCAATACCTGAATGCTGTAATCGCTTGCCGCATAAAAACGCGATGGCGTTCCTTGGTATCTTGGATAGCCATTGAGTGTTCGGATTGGTTGGGCCGCTGGAATTGTTAGAGCTGCATCCCAATAGACATTGATCGGATTGACCTGTGGATTCAGATTGACGGTGCCAATCCAGATGTAACCATTCTCCAATGGCTGCCCATCAGCTCCTGCAAATGCAGGATATGGTGGTTTGATTGAGAGTGCTGACATTTATTGGTTCTCCTGGTCGAATTGTCGCTCGGCTTGGGTTGCTGTCTGCAACCATTGAATCCTTGCGTCCAGTGCTTTTGGCAGCTTTGCTGCGTCTGCGAATTTCTGGAAGGATTGTGACATGGCTGTGCGACGAATGCTAGCCTCACTTGGCGTTCCTCTGGTTGCTGCTTCAATAGCAAGTTTCTGGAATCCCTCATCAGCGAACAGTTTTCCTGCTGCTTTGAGTGAATCCTTGTTGCCTTGAGTCATGGCTCCGGTGAGCACCGATGTGGCTGCGGCTGCAATAGGACCGCCAACAGCTGCTGCACCAGTCAATGCGCCTTTGGCCAACGTGCTTTCCATAACTTTACCAATTAGGCTTTCGGCCTGCATGCCTTGCAACAGTGCTTGGTTTGCTTTGCCAGTTGTCAGGACATTGGCCCTGGCCTCTGTGACTCGCTTGGAGACCTCGAACAGGTCGCGCAAAACGTCTGCTGAGTCTTTTCCAAGTGTGTCCACGATGGTTTTGTAGACTGGTGGATTGGCTCTGAGTTTGGGATAGATGTCGGCAAACTCGGAAAATCCAAATCCACCCTTCTCAGCACCTCTGGTCGAGCGAGTGACGGATGCTAGCGCAGTGGCAATCGTCTCTTTGCGCAGGTCTTCTGGAACGGTTTTAAGCAGGCGATTAAACTCGCCAGCATCGCCCTTGGCAGCGCCTGTGATGGCGGTGCGCATCTTGTTGGCCACGCTGCCCTCAATGTCTTGGCCAAATGCATTCACGATGCGATTGCCCAATGCACGCTCTTTGGCATACAGCAAATTGGCTGCACGCAGTTGCTGGCGCAGTTCCTCGCCACCAATGTTGCCAACGTTTGTCAACTGGTCATCAGCCAATGCCGCATATAGGCGCTTAAGGTCTGCCTCAGCCATGCTGCCATAGGGTGATTCCATCTTGTTGATGGCGTTGCCGATCAGGGTTTTTTCGCGCTTGAGTCGGCCATATGTGATGTTGCCTTCATCGATCATCTTGGCCAAGTTTCGCTCGGCTGCTGACATGCCTTTCTCGCCCACCTCAGCTTTGACGGTGTCAAGTGTTGCTTTTAGCTTTGGCAGTTCCACAACCGATGTCTTTGGCACTACTTCATCGACTGCGTTGTAGACCTTGCTTGCCTGAGCATTGAGGTCTGAACGAGTCGCAGTCAGCGAGTCTTTGATCTTTTGCGACACCACGCCAGGTGCAACTGCGCCTTCGACAAATGTGGCATCAAATTGCTTGATCACATCGTCGGCCTTGTCCACGGCCTGCGTGACGGTGTTGCGCCATGCAGCCTCGGCCTCAGTGCCTGCTGCTGATCTGGTCAGTCCTGCGGCTGCTCTGACTTGTGGGTTGTCGCTGAATACATCGGCAGGCAGTTGGATGCCAAGGCGATCAGCTGCTTCTTTGGCTGCCACGTTGACCTGAGCAAGATCGGCCAGCCGGTCGCGTGCGCCAGCCGAGCCAAAGCCTGTGCCGGATGCCTTCTTGACCAGATTGCCAACTTCTTCCTCTGTCACTTCTGCGACGATTGGTGCCACTGCTGGTGCAGCTGGCGCAACTGGAATCTCTGGTGCGACTGGTGCCACTTCTGGCATTGCTGCGGCCACTGTTGCTGCTGGAGGCGCTTCTGGTGCCATTGCTGTGCCCATTGGAGCGCCTGGTGCGCCTGCTGTTGGCACAGGTGCCGGTGCTTTGCCTGTGACGCGCTGTACGCCCTTTTTTACAGCTTGTACGACCGGAGGTGCCACGCGCTGCAAAATCTGCCCTGCTGGGCCTGTTGCGGCTGCTGTGACCACCTCGCCAGTGTCGAATCTGCCACCAGTGCCAGCTTGGGTTGCTTCGATGGCCGCTTGAGTTGCACCACCGGCCACAATTGCACCAGGAATTGTTGCGGCTCGGCCTGCTGGTGTGAATGCTGCAATAGCACCGGCTGCGCGAGGAATGTCACCCATCGTGAAGCCTGGTGGGATTGCATACTCTTTTTGATCGACTGACGATCGCATCAGGTAGTTGCCCTTGGCATCTTGACGAACTTGCACGCCAGGGAAATTGGCTTGCAGAATCTGCACCGTTTCCTTGGGGTTGCTCATGAGCGTGCCAAGCGCTGTTTTAAACGATGCCACGCTCATTTGATTGAGTTCAGGCATGCTTGTCCACTCAGGCAATGCTTGCGTCTCAGGCGTTGCGCGTGCGCGGCCAGTGACAGACTCGACCAAGCCTTCAATAAAGCTCATTGGTTTTGGCTGTGATGCCGCCCATTGCTCAGGAGACATTGGTGCCGCAGCTGGTGCTGTGGCCGTAGGTGCAGGTGCAGGAGCTGCTGCCTGCTTAGTCTGTGATGCCAACCATTCTTCTGGACTCATTGTGCCCCCACAGATTGCTTGTATGCGCTCCACTGAGCATCAGTGAAGTTTGCAGGTCGAGTGTAAGTTTGGCCACCAACTGTCACGCTATTTGGTGATGGAGTTGGCGCTGCCGCTGTCTCTGGTCCAAACACGTTTTCAGGATTAAGGCGGTAGTTTTTGACCACCACACCAAGTGCCTTCTTGTCTTCTTCTGCTTTTTTCTGTGCTGACTTGTAATATTCTCTGGCCAGATTGACGAATTCTTCACGCTGTTTAGGTTGCAAGAATTGACCGCTTTCTGCTTTCTTCAGGCTGTTTTCAAGCCTTGTGTACAAGCCAGCTGTATCGCGTGCTGTTGCAAATTCTGTCTCGCGCACCACTGAGCCTGGGTCGAGCATCTTCATGAATCCAGTAATCAGTGCAATGTCGCCTGGGCCAGTTTTGGCAGTTGCTGAAGATTGGATGTTGTTGAATGTGGTTCCAAGTTCGCCATATACCTTGGTGCGTCCTTGGAATTCTTTGCGTAGCTTGTCTTCCTGCTCGAATGTCTTGGTCGGATCAAGGCCACCAGTGGATTTTAGCGCTTCCAACTCAAGTGCAGCTTTTTGACTTTCCAGACCCAGTTTTTTGGTTTGTGCTAATGCCGAACCAGTTTGTGCATTTGTCAGGCCAAGGTCAGCAGCTTTCTTTTTAAGGTCTGCAAGTGTGATCTGTTCTGCAAACTTGGCATCGACTTGCGCTTTTTGTGCATCTGCCGTTGCTTTGGCTGCATCAGCAGCTGCCTTTTCAGCTGCATTGGTGGCAGTAGCCTGAGCTGTGGTGGCATCTGCCACGGCTTTGTCAGCCTTTGCTCTGGCCTCAAGTAATGCAGATGGTGCTTTGGCTTCTTCTCTGCCTGTCGATAAAGTCTTGTCGATGTTTTCGAGCAATTCTTTACCACCAGGCAATGTGGCCATCATCAATCCAACGGTTGCCTGTGAGCCAGTAGGATTCATGTCGATCAATTGCAGGTATGTTTCTGTTGCCTTGGCTTCTTGCTCACGGCCTGAATTGCGGAATGCATCTGCCTGTTCTTTGAGCAGGTTTTTTGCAATATCAGGTTGGCCAGATTTCAAGGCTGCATAAACTTGGCCAGATTGTTGCAGGCGGTTTTGCTGTTGAGAAGTTGACATCAACTCAAATGACTTGCGCACGCCTTCTGCTTGATCTTTCGGAAGCATGGCAGAAACGCGAGCAAAGTCTGTGGCTGTTGCTTTTGGATTAGCAAACAAAGCTGTGAGTTCTGTTTGCGCTGCCTTTGCCTGCTCAAGTGCTTGTGCTTTTGCCTGTGCTTCTGCACCAGCTGCACCAATTTTGAATCCACTGAGTACAGCCTCAAATGGGCTTTGCACATCGACTGCGTAGTTGATTGGTGCTTGGAATGGGTTAATGCCTGCCATGTTGTTTTCCTTTTAGAACCCAAAGCCCAAGCCAGCTTTGCCACCTGCGCCCATTTGCATACCAAGGAACTGAGCTGGCAGATTAAAGAGTTGGCCATAGGCTTTGGCTTGGCCAAGTTCTCCACCGGCCAGAGCCGCGCCCTGCTGAGATAGCAAGTTGGCTACATTGGTGCCAGTTTGGAGGCCTGCTGCACCAGTACCAGCAGCCGATGACTGACCGATCTGGGCTAAGTTTTGCTGTGTAATTCGTCCAATGTCAGCTATGCCACCCAATCGACCATACTGTCTTTCAATTTCTTGTTGCAACATTTGTGGTCTGAATTGTGCCAGCGCACCTTGAATATTGCCACCACGCAGTCCACCAGTGGCCGATGCACGCTGGAGCAATGCTTCTTCACCAGCTTGAACTTGTGCTTGGTAGCCAGCACCACCTTCAATGCCTGCAATGGCCGCACGCTGGGCCTCTGGTCCTTTTAATCCAAGCAAGGCCTGCTGTTGCTCAAATGCTGGTTCTCCTGCTTTCGCATAAGGTTGCAGTCCTGCAAGAGCAGGAACACCGACTTCGGTGTAAGGCTTGAGCAATTCACGCATGGCATTGAATTGCCTACGTTGTTCTTCAATACCTTGACCTGCTGCTCCGGCTTGAACGTTTGCTGCGTCCTCGGCAGCGCTGGCCTGCATTGAACTTCCGATGAGTTGACTTCCGCCAACAACTAGGGCTGTGACTGGATCAGGCATTGCCGAACTCCTTCATGTAGTCTTCAAATTTCTCGCCATATAACTCCATGACCAGATGTGCATTCTTTGTGGCAAAGCCTGGGCCATGCGTGAGCGAGACGGCCATCAAAATCAGGTCATAGTAGCCTGCACGCCAGACAAATGATCTGGCATCGGCATCACCTATACGCTCGGCATGGTCAGAGGCTTGCCACTTCATAATTGCTGTGGCCAGCAATGGGATGAGGTGGTGGCTGTTTGAAATAAAAAATTGGTTCTGGTGCATTCCCACCAGTGTGTTCCAGATGGTCGCATTCAGGTCTTTGCGCTCGACCGTATCGCCATCAGCAATATCGTCAAACACCTGAATGGCATCGTAAACCATGACAAGCCATTCCACGACTGGCGCAGGCAGCATGAAAACCCTTTGCAGGTTCTCTTTGAGCCATTCGATACCAATCATGCGCAACTCCTATCAAGGGTGAGCTGCTGGTGGCCCGATAGACTCAGCGCCTTTATTTTCCCACATTTTGGCATTTGGTCAATCTTCCATTTCAAATTCACATTCTTCCCATGCCTGGCAGACGCGAAGATCGTGGCAAATAAACTCTAATTTGTGGCAGTAACCACGGAAACCGGCATTGGTGTCCCACTCATTGCGAGGGATACGTTCCATTTTGGCCTGCGTCATGGTGCTGTTGTCGTAGTACTCACAATTCGAGCAGCGACGACGACGAGACTCTTTTTCATCCACTTGCATGGCCTTGCCAACAGCGATCCAGTAGGTTTTGTTGGCTGTTGGCTCGTTGCTTGGATTCTCAGGGCCAAGCATCCAGTCGTCGATGGCGATCTGTGTGTTCTTCTTGTTTTCAGCTGTGCTGATGAATTCTTCCTCCATTGGCAGGCCCATAAAGCCCTTGGGCATCATCATGAATTTGTCCATGCTGTTCTCCTTGATTAAGTGATTTCGCGGCCAGATGCGCGGATGGTTAGTGATGTGGCTGCGCTTGCAATCGTGCTGATGAAGCTGCCTGATTCCAGCGCCTGGCCAACCAGCTCTGGGAATGTGTAGGTTTCATCGGGTGCAATGCTGCGCGTGTCCACGATTAAGTTGGTTACGCCAGCTGCGCCACCACTTGTCACCAAGTTGACGCTCATCGTCACATTGCCTGATGTGGTGTTGGTGGCTGTAAATTTGTCAATGATGGCCTTGCAGTTCACTGCTGTGTACTGCGTGGTCTGAGCATTCTCGGCCTGCTTTGGTGGGATTAAAACCTTGATTGATACGGTCATTTCATTCTCCTTATGTGGCTTCGCCACCGCTGGCGATGATGGTTAGGCCTGCGGATGCAGCTTGAATTTGGATGGTGTCTCCTGCATTCAGCACTTCGATGCCGTTATATTGCAGAGTATTGTTGCCTGGTACTGGCACATCGTACAAGAAGGCGTTTCCAGTGCCTGCCGAACCTGCTGATGGCACCAAAAACACACGCACATTAATGGCCGCTGCCGTGGTGTTGGCAATGCTGAATTCTTTGAGAAGCGTGCGAGTGCTGGCTGGTACGGTGTACAGCGTAGTCACGCCAGTGGTGATGGCCGCTTGGCCAAGTTTTGCGGGTGTAATTACATCGAAAGCCATGTGAGCACCTGATTAGATCGCAGTGATGCGGGTAAGTTAGCAAGTGGCAAGATGCCATTCACATCGTGCGCCAGTTCGATATTGTTACGCACAGGAGCCAATGCAAGCAAGTCAAGTGCTTGCGTCAATCGAGGAATGGCATCTAAGGCCTGCTGAACTTTGGCGTTCAGAACAGCATCATCGACTGCGGTGGCCTGCGCCAGCGAATTGATCTGTGCCAGTGCCTCATTTGCGGTAGCTGCTGCCGTGTCTGCCTGATACTCAAAGTCAGTTCCTGTGATAACTTGCAATTCATCCACGGTAGAAAAAAGCAACTCGAACTGCCTGATCTGTTGCTGATCAGTCAGGAACGTTGCGAGCTGGTCTCGCGTCAGATTGAGTCTGCGTGATTGTGGTGCGGTTGCCATCAGAATGCCAATGCCTCAATCTGGGCTTCAAGACGAATGAATGAAACATGGGCATCACTGTCACCACGGAAACGCTGGATGCGCCAGTTGCGCATGTGGCCTTGCTGAAACCATGCCAGGCGCTTGACTGTGTTTCCGATCGTTCCAACTGTGATGTAGCGGTCTTGGCTCCATGATTTTCCATCCACGCTGTAGCTAGTGCTGATCTGTGGATTGGTGCCTAATGCCACGCTGCCGGTCAAACTGACCAGCTCCAGCTCGTTGAAGATCGCGCCATTGCTCTCGTTGTAGACGATCAATGTGCCAAATTCCCATCGCACTTGCTGGCCCCAATGCTCACCAGTGCTTTGCACAAAGTAACCAATTGAGCTGGATTGTGGATCGCCCACTAGCCACTTGTCGTAAATCCAGACCATGTTGCGTGCGCGGTATTGGCTGAAACCGACCACAGTGCTGGCCAATGTAAACCAGACAGGCTCTCCCAATGCCTCAGATGCTGATGCGTCATAGACAATGGTGCGGTCTGGGAGATGAACATAAAGGTGCAGGTGGTTCTTGTCGTTGCGTGATTCTAGTTGGACGCGCACCAGTTGCGCTTCTGTGTATTGCAGAAGCAGATTGTCGATCTCCTGTGTGCTGAGTTTCTGAGTGGTTGCTGCTGCACCAATGTAGATGGATGGAGCTTCATTGCGACCACCGCCCAAGAATGCAATGCGATCAAGGAAGATGCAGCATGCATGCGTTCCAAGTACGCCTTTTTGGACTTGTGCGCCATCAATGCGTGCAAACGGAAACAGCTCGCCACCCACGTTGTCGAACACCTCAATGGTGTTGCTGTTAAGCGCATAAACCTCGTTGCGCAACTTGATGAGTGCCACCACAGGGTCTGGATCAACTTCTGAGCTGCCATATTTCAATGGATTGACAGACAATGGATTGGACAACTCTGTGACGACTAAATTAGCACCGTCAGTAGTCATGAAGTATCCATCCACCCAGCAAAAGTCAAGCACCACACCAAGGTCTGGGTCTGTGTTCTGAGTAAGCGTTAATGCGACTGGGTTCCAGAAATACAGTCGACCACCAGAGGCAATGCCCAGTAAATCGAAGCTGTAGTCAAGTGTCACTAGATCAGTGACTGGCCCACCTACATCTCCCAGAGTTGTCACTGTGCCATTGCTGGCCACGGATACCAGCTTGGTGCCCATAACTCGGTAGCAGACACCATTCCAGTTTATGCCGCCACGGTCAGTGCCTGGTCCTGTTCCGTTGGCCACAATGCCATCGCCTGGACGCAGGAATCCATTGCTGATGCCTGACTTCTTTGGCACAGGCATCATGTTGACTGGATAGCTTGTGCGCAGCTCTGGCGTGTTGTCAGCGTAGATGCCGTTGAGGATTGGGATTTGCATGGCTTACCACTTGACCTTGTTGGCCCAATACGCTGCGCTCATCTTGCCCTTGGCAATGTTCTCAGCGTGTCTGGCCTTGAATGATTCTCGACGAGTCTTTTCTGCTTTTGACTCGCCTTCCTTCTTTGGAGACCCAGACACGCCTTGCTGACCAAAGCGAATGGTCTTCACCTCGTCACCGGCCTTGGCCACGACAACGTGGCTTTTGGTTGGGTGCGATGGTGTGCGTTTGGGCTTGTTGTAGCCTTCCACGCCAGCTCGAGCGAGTCTTGAGTCTTTTGTGGCCATAATCAGAAGATAGCTTGCAAGCTGTAGTATTCCAATTGAACCAGCTCATTTGCAGTTGTTGGTTGAGCAGTGATTGCAAATGTCTGATCCACATTGGTGTTAACACTTAGTGTCAATACAGTACCTGTTGATGCTCCGTGGCCAGTTGCACCAACTGCACTTGAGACAATTTGCGAGCCGCCACGATTAACAATTTCTTTTTGAACAGATACGCTTGCAACATTGGCTGAGGCCAATGTAAAGACTGCACTACCACCAAAAGTCATATTCAGGTTTTTGGCATTGGCACTATTGGTCAGACTAAAAAGTGCATTGATTTCGATCTGTCCACCAGTACCAACTGACCAGCCTGGCACAGTGACAGATGCCAAAGTGACTGCTGTATTGGCCACTGCGACGACAGCTGTGCCGTACCAGACCAAGGCTGTTTGTGTGCCTGACTGTGTGCCGCTTGTGGTGATGGCTGCACCGCCTGCGGATGCAGACACGGTGAAGGTGTTTGGAGACAACACGGTTTTGACGTAGTAGGTCGTGTTGATGGCCAAGCCTGTTGGCAATGCGCCAGTGGTCGTGAATCGGATTGTGTCGTTTACTGACAAGCCATGATCTGTCCATGTCACCACGCCAGGTGCAGCGATGGTGATCGTTGCGGTGGCGCTTTTGTAAGCCAGATCGATTGTGACTGCTGTGCCCGTGGTGTCAGTGTCCAATGCTGTGACTTGGTACAAACCAGTCACGCCTGTGCCACCACTCCATGTCACATAGACATTTTCACCAACTGCCACAGCTGCTGTGAGGCCGTGAGCGCCAGCACTGTTCAAACGAACTTTGCCTGCGTTGTTGTTATATGTCAAAGTCACAAATGTGCCAGCTGGCTCGACCAATCCAATTGGTCCTTTATTCTCAAGCACCAATTGAGGGAAGCTGCGCAACTGTGGCTGTGTGCCAATGCTGTACTCCACAGTGGCATTGCGATTGTCAATCCGGATTGTGCGTTCTTCAGTATAAGGACCGAAGGTTTGCGCAGTGTTGAACAGCGTGCCAATGGTGGAGTAATTCCAAGGCTGGGCACTTGGTGCTACAGATTGCAGAAGGACAGTGGTTGACTCATTGCCGGTGTTGCCGATGCTGATGTACTGACCAACAGGCAGGATCACATCGACTTGGTTTTGGGTCAGGCTTGGCTGAATAAACATGGTTTTTTCTCCTAAAAGTTAAGCGATGCGATACCACGAATTTGTGGCTTGATAGAAACGCATGGTGAAGAATGCATTGGCTGCCATTGTCGTTGGTGCACCGAATGCATTGGACGCGCCATTGAGCGCCAGTGTGAATGCTGTGATGATCTGGGTGCTTGTCACCAGCACTTGAGTGCCATCAGGCACACCAGTGTTCAATGGCAATGTGATCGTTCCTGTGGCCAGTGTGCCAGCAGGCTGGATGATCATCCATTGCTGTTCGCTGACTGGTGTGGGCACTGTCACGTTGAAGCCAGTTCCTGGTGTGTACAGGTTGGTGGCCACGGTCGGGGCCGCAAATGTAGCTTGGAAATATTGCAGCAATGCGCTGACCGACATTTTCCGAGCATCGCCATTGTTCTGGTCATAGACTGGAATCTGGTTTGCACCAGATACTTGGCTGATGCTTGAGAGTTGGTTAATTTGTGGCATGTTGGTATTTCCTCAGTTGTATTCGAGTGGACCGTCTTGACCGGCCAAGACTGGATCATATGGACGCTGCAAGAATGGGTCGTCGTAGACTCGCCAAGGCTTGTTGCCTGCACCGCTTGGCATCGTGCCAGGCATCTGTTGCTCCATTGGCATAGCCGCACGCGATAGCAGGGTGTTGTAGGACTCTTTGGCCGTTGTCTTGGTGTCAGGCATTACCTGCTTGCCATAACTGGGTGCCAGCTTGATGGCCAGATTGGTGTAGATGGCTTCGTTTGAGCTGTCTGGCACGTTGGTCTGCTCATCAAGATCGCTGTCTTGTGGGCTTGATGGCAGTGGGTATCCAAGTCGAATTCCAAGGGCATTCCATGCTGCAATCATGGTGTCCAGCCTGCGCAGGGCAGACTGCAACTGCTCAGGTGTCAGATCAAAAACGTAGGAGGCCAAGCCAATCTCCTCGAAGGCCTGTGTGACGAATTGGCGCTTTGTCCATCCCATGTCATTCTCCTATGTTCTCAGACAATCTGTCTTGGATCAATTGTCCCAGTTTTTTGTCTTTTGTGCGACCATCAAAGCGAATTCCTAGTTCTGTGGCCTTGGCCTCAAGTTCTTCGCGTGTTGGACCTGTATTCTCATCGATAGGCTCTGGCTCTGGCTCATGAGCTGGCGCTGGTTCAGCTTTGACTTGCTCACGCCAGTCGAGTGGCTTTGATGGCTTTTTCTTTTTAATGGGCTTCATGGCCCATTTAGGCTTTGGTTTTTTGTACCCATCAGCCTTGTCGCCTGCGGCTTCAATAGCCTCAGCAGACGATGCAAACCAGCCATTTGCCAGTTTATCGTCGAGTTCTTCTTGCGTTTCGACGCTGATATAAGTGTAAGTGCCACCAGTAGGCTTTTTGTGTGCGCCTGGGCTTTTATACAACATCGCTGGAAGTAATACACTCATTTTTTGGCTTTCATAGGCTTTGCTGTCTTTGCTGCGGCTTTGAAAGCTGCAGCAGTAGGTGCGCCCTTTGTGCCTGGCTTGCGCATGCGCTCAGGCGTTTTGCCTGCGGCCTTCTGGTCTGCAATGCGCTCACGCTTGGCGTGAATGTTTGCATATAGACCGGCTTTCATTTCATGGCCTTCTTAGGCGCTTTGCTTGGCTTTCCTGCGGCCTTGGCTGCTTTGGTGGCCACATTCAATGCGATGGCCACAGCCTGCTTCATGGGCTTGCCTGCTTTCTTCTCGGCTTTGATGTTCTTGCCGATGGATTTGCTTGAGTAACCTTTTGTCAATGGCATGGTGATCTCCTATTGAGAAAGGGGGGCCGAAGCCCCCCAGTCTTTTTTGCTGAATTACTGGTTGAACAACAAGATACCAGACATTTCAGGCTGCTTGTTGACAACACCAAACAGTGTGTCCAAGCGATACTTGATTGTCATGGTGTCGATGTCATAGAACTTCTGCATCACCAACTCCACACCCTGATCGGTGGTAGCACGCATCACTGCGGTGCCAGCATCGGATGGGACTGCGTAGCGGCCAGGCAAGATTTCCAAGGAATCACGCTGCCAGAACACGTTGATGTTAGAAGCACCAGTGTTGAGCCAGTTGATGTTGGCAGAAGCAGATGGAGTCACTGTACAGTTTTTGTACTGTGCAGATGCATCGCTTGCCACTTGGTTGGAGATGATGCCAGGGCTGATCACCATTTGTGTGCCGTTGGTGATGCTGATGACACGGAATGTCTTCAACTGACCAGTGGACTGCTTGGTGATGTGATGCACTGCAACCACGCCATCGATCGTGAAGGCATCGCCAACAGCCACGCCAACAGTGTTGGACACTGTGACGGTCTGATAGCGGTTGTCAACGTTGATCTGGCCACCGACAGATGTCGATGTTGCCTGAGGCACGAGGTAGTTGTTGGCAGAGTTCTGTGTATCGATTGTGGTAGTACCACCAGCGGCCACAGCAATGCGGTTTGCATAGTCGAACTTGTATGTCTCGAAACCAGCAACAGGGCCAACGTAGTTGCGCTCGTATGCTTTGTCAGACTTCATGTTACCGAATGAACGGCTGGCCTGAGACAAGTTACCTGCCAGACCGTTGTAGTCGCGGCTGGACAAGCCCAAGAAGCGATCATAGTCAGGCACGCCTTGCTCGTTCATGATGCTGTCGCACAGAGCGATGTCATCATAGTCACCAGAAGCGCCAGCAACTGGAACGACCAAAGTGCCTTGAGCAGCTGCGGTGTTCATGATTGCAACGTTGATGTCGGATGCGAGCTTCTGCTTGGCAGACTCACCCAGACGACCTTCTTGCAATGCATCACGCAAGTCAAGAGTGGTCATTGTCCAAGGCACAGTCTTGCTGAAGCCAATGGTAGATGGCACAGACAACTGAGTCATGTTTTGGTAAGAACCAGCGATGGTCGTGCCAGGAGTGCTGTTGATCGACTGAGCGATGTAAGGCATGGGACGCCAGATGGTGTCGTTGGTACGAGCCATTTCGGTCTGGTTTGTGTTGTACACGCTAACGTGACGCGACAAGACCAGCAAGTCTTGGAAACCTTCGAGGATGTCTTCAAACGCTACGCGTTCTTCTTTGGAAAAGCTATTGGCCATGATGGGCTCCTAAATTAAAAAATCATTTTGAAGCTGCTTGCTTCTGCCGCTTGTACTGGATGACTTTCGTCATGTTGCCAGTTCGAGCAGCTTCTTCTCGCAGCCGTTCGAGGGTTGAGTCCACCGCCCCAGATACTCGGCCAGTTCCTGACACGATTCTCTCGGGTGGCGGGGCTGCCTTACGGTTTGTAACTTTCAATTCTTTCTCCAGTTTCGCTACCGCGAAGGCAAACTTTACAGGGTCTTTAATGTCGGACAGCTCTTTGGCCTTCTTTGGATTCTTGCCGAGCGCGTAGATGACGAGCGCAGGATTATCTGCACCTTGGAGCACCACGCCTTGCTGGGTGATGTTGAACAACTCTTGGGCCACGGCCTCAGCGTCTTCAAAATCTTTGACTCTCAACTCGGCTTTCGCCTTGCCGTAGCCATCCAGTTTGGCTTGCCATGCTTTTTGCTGATTCATAACTTCAGCTTCTTGCTTGGCTTGGGCTTCATCGGCTTGTCGCTTGCGCTCAAACCAATTGGCCAGTGCTGCCTCGAATTTGTCAGCGTCATAGTCATGTTCTTCAAGACTTGGCTTCTTGCCTAGCACGACCGGCTTGGTCTCAGTCTGTGCGGTGCTTTGCAGCTTTCCTTGCAGTTCACGGTTTTGCCGTTGCAATTCTCTGTTCGTCTTACGCAGCTCGCGTACCCATTCAGGCGCGTGAGTCTGTTCTTCGGGAGGTGGCGCTTCCTCACCAATGGATACGATCACCTCGTCGCTGTCGCCTTCGCCATCTTCGGTTGTCTGGTCTTCGCCCTGGTCACCAATGGATTTTTGCTCATCGGTGGTTTGCTCAGTGCTTTGGCCTTCGTCCTCAATGACGATGGTGTCATCGTCTTGGTTTTCTTCTCCTGATACTGCCTTTGTGTTCATCTTCTGACCCCATCAAACTCACCCATTAAGAACGGCTGGGTGGATGCCGTTTATCACATTCTCGCGCTTTTTCGTTCATCTTACAACTGGTTGAACGATCTGGCCTTGCAAAATTTGTTGCACTGCCTCCGCATTTGTGAGCGCCATGTTCTGTGCTGTCTCGTCAACCTTGCCCAAAGTCTCCAGCGTTTGAGCGCGTTTGAGTTCTGCGCTGGCCACGGTTTCGACGGTATCGGCTCTGGCTTTGGCTGCCTTGGCAGTTTCATTCTCAGCTGCGGCTTGCAGGTACATGGCATTCGGGTCTTGTGGCTTGCCCTGTATTTCGGCCATGAGTTCTTCGGCTTCCATGTCGGTCGGCTTGACCACGCCCATGCGCAGGAGCTTCTTGCGGAAGTAAGCATTGGCATCGCTGATGCCTTCGCCTTCCATGTTCATCATGGCCATTGCCGTGATCACTTGGGCTGTCTCTGGGTCTTGGGTAATCTGTAGCATGCCGGTCAAGGCGCGAACAGTTGCCTGGCGCTTGGTGCTGCTCGATGGTCCAACATCTGCGATCACATCGAATGTGGCGCTGGTCAGGTCGTTGGCCATGACAACTTCACCAGTTTCCTGATCGATGGTTGGCTGCATCAATTCGACCATGCCAGCCTCGCCAGTTGGCGCGATTGTCTTCATCTTGCGCTTGTCTTCGATGTAGATGTCCTTGGCCATTGACAACCAGATTTCACCGCATCGCTTCATGCCCTTGGCAAAGTTGCTCATGTAGATGAAGGCTTGGCCATCGACTCGGGCTTGAATCATCTCCACGGCCTTGCCTGAGATGTTGCTCACCATCTTGTCAGCACCAGCTGGATTGCCCAGAATGTCCTGCATGTCGGTTTCGGTGATCTGCAAGAGCGCGGCCATTGCCGGTGGGATGGCTGCCGATCTGGTGTAGGCCACAGGTCCAGACACTGCCTGGTTGCCGTTCTGGTCTGTGATCGGGTTGATCAGCAGGTACGGATAGTCCTTGAGGTTGTCCTCGGCCCACATGACTTGGTGGCCAGCGACCTGCTCAGGCGTGAGGATTGGCTTCTCGACTGAGGACAATGCGCTGATCTCACCCAGCTTGGACAGTTGCATGTTCTTGAGGCGCTGGGCATCTTTGGCCAAGCGCACATGGCCCATGCATCGCTCGACGTTGTCGACAAACCAGCGCTTGCCGTAAACGACCACGATTGGGATGCACTTGCCTGCGATGTAGCCTGCGTCTTCAAGCACCTTGCCGCCCGACATGATGTACTTGTGCACGCGCTTGGTCTTGATCCTGCGCTGGCGCACTTCGACTGTGCCGATGGCTGCCAGAGTTTCCTCCAGCATTTCGTCTTTGGCAAAGTCGGCTTGGGTGTAGCGCTCTTCCTCGCCTGTGATAGTTTGGAAAATGCGGATGGTCTCGGTCTTTTCCTCGACCTTGTAGTACTCGGCCACATAGACCACATCTGGTGTGCACCAGTCGAATTCGTACTGGTGGATGATCTTTGGCCAGTCGGTCGGGTCATCGCCCCATGTGTCTTTGTATGCCTGGCGCGTCATTGATGTGACGACAAAGCAGAACTTGGCATCGGACTTGTCTTGGCGTTTGGCGCCAAGGTCAAAGAACACCGAGCTGTCAGCGTCAAATATCGGCTCGATGCGGATGCGTTGGCGGTCGTCCTCTGGGTCTTCCTCGTTTTCGTAGATGGTGCGCAAGCGCCATGCACCGATACCGCCACCGACAGCTTCCTCGAAGGCGTTGTCGTAGGCTTCATCGGCCACCGATGCCTGCTCGTCTGCGCGGTAGAGTCCATCGCAGACCTCGGCTAGCTTGTCGTTCTCAGCGCCATCTTTGGAGACGAAGTCGACCGTGATGCGGTTGTTGCGATATTCGTTGACCACTCGGATCACGGCCAGCATGATCTTGTTGACCTCGAACTTGGGTTTGTTCTCGTACTGGTCCCAGAGTGGGCCTTCCCACTGGCTGCCTGCTAGGGAGTAGAAGCGTCTGTCTTGCAGGCATTGCAAGCGCTCGTCGCGCAGTGCGCTTTGCACATCATCGAATTGCGCGAGGGCTTCGTCGTGCAGGTTCGCAAGGCGTTGATCGTTTGAGAGTCGGGCCATGTTATATCCTCATTTTGTGTGATTTTCTCACCATTTCTTTACATTTGGCAATGGAGTGAATGTTGCAGGCTTTGTGATGGCCGATCGTCTCACACCTTCGCAGGCGTAACGCAGGGCATCGATCACGTGGTTTTTCTTGTCTTCGAGTACCGGCAAGATTTTGCCGGTCAGTGGGTCTTGCTTGTAACTGTACAGCGTCAGCTCGTCAATGGTGTGGATGCATCGAGGGTGCACCACGATGTCGTAATTCTTCAGGAACTCGATGCCTTCCTCGACCGACTTCGGACCTTTGACCGCTGTCATGATCTTTGGAAAGCCATTCTTTTTCATGTGGCTGATCGTCTCTGGCCTTGCTGAGTCGGCCACGATTGGCCACTTCTCGGCCTCTGGCACCTGCATGAACAGTTCTGGAGTGTTCACGATCTCGCAGCCGACCATGTAGGCCTCGTAGTCGATGTAGAGCGTGCGGCCAATGATGTGGCAGCGCACCAGCGTGGTCGGGTCGACCGCAAAGCCCCAGTCAGCACCAAGCCGGTGAATTGCGTCTGGTGGTGCCTCGAAGTCCTCGACGCGCCAGTTTTTGAACACCCTAGTGTTGCTGTTTGTGAGGTAGCTTCCCATCCAGACATGCTGGTATTTGTCTGGGTCGCGCCTCTTGTCGTACTCCATCTCGTCGCGCAGGACTTGTGGAAACCAAGGGTTGTCGGTGAAGTTGACCTTCAGAACTTGCGCGTCTTTTGGTGGTGTCGGACCGCGCAGCAGGAAGTCGACTGGGTCGTTTTGCTGGCGCGGGTTCCATGTAAACCACAGCTCGGAGTCTGGCTTGCGGATGGTTGGCCGCAGCAGGTCGAGGCTGGTCTGGCTCAGGCTTTGAGCCTCCTCCACCCAAGCGCAGTCGTAACCTTCGAGCGATTTTATGGAGTCGGCTGTGTGGTTTTGCATGCCTTGGAAGATGATCATGCCATCGCCCTTGCGGGACTTGATCACGGCTTCTTGCACCTCGAAGTATGCGCCAGCGTTCATTTGCTCGATCTTAGTTTCTAGCAAGCGCTTGACCGATTGGTTGAGCGACTTCTGGATTTCACGCACGCAGACGCTTCTGCGCTTCTGGTCCATGATGTGAGCCTCGATCATCAGCTCGGCAAACATGTGGGACTTGCCAGAGCCTCGGCCACCCCAAGCGCCTTTGTATCGGCTTGGCTCCAGCAGTGGAACTGCCCACTCAGGGGTTGGAAGCTGTAAAACTGTCATGCCTTGACGACCACGCGCTCAATTCTTTGCACCAGGGGATTGGCAGGATCGCCAGAAACTTCGATCTTGTCGCCAAACTTCTTTGGAGCCATCTTGGACAACAGCCATTTTCGTGTGTCAACTTGAAGCCTGTGCTTTTGTACTGCCGCCCAGTCTTTTTTGCCATCAACGGCCACGCCAACATCTTGATCGCTGATCTCCATGATCTCTGTGGCCATGCGTTCGATCAGGTCTTCCCTCGCGCGCGCGTAATTCTCCGCAAGGGTAGCATCATCATCCACCCACCGTGAAAAAGTGCTTTGAGGAACACCAGCTGCTTGACATGCTTTGAAAGCGCTCAAGCCGTTTCGCATGCCATCAAGCACCATCTGGCTGATCACGGCTCGGTCTTCACTGCCAGGCTTAGTTCGCTTGGTTGGCGCTTTTGCTTTGTGTGATTTTGTGGTCATGCTGCATTGTCCTTCATGTTTTCGATTCGCGCCAGTTTCATGGCATCTTTTAAATCCATCCTGAGTTGCTCGTTTGCGGCTTGCTCATCTTGAAGTCTGATGTAGACCTCAGTTGCAAACTTGGCCAGTGTGTCATGTTGCCAGCTTAAAAAATTTGGAGTTTCACGTTTGTTGTTCATGTTAGTACCTGCTCACCTTTCTGTGGATAACTTTGTCCCGAATTTTCCGCATCCAGTTGCCCCTACTGCCCCTAACGTATACGTTTTAGGGGCGGGGCGGGGCGATTTAACTGGCTTTTGCCCCTAATCCCTAAAAACCCCTAGGGGCAGTCAGGGGCGATTAGGGGCGATTCTTTTCTCCATTTTTCTGCATCATCATGGCACTGACTTGGGATTCGTTGATGAAAATCCAGCCGTGTTCGAATGGCTCAATTGTTCCTGCATTGAGCATTTGAGCGATGATTCCATCCTGCCTGCTGGCCTCTGTTTTGTTCTTTGCGGTGCGTTCTGACATGCCATCCTTGACTAGAAGATCGCGCAGTGATGATCTGCTTAAATAGGGTAAACCATTACGTTCTTCTGCACCAGATGACCACCATGCACGCTCAACTGTCCGATTGTTTTCATCGTGTTTGGATGGTTTCTTGTGTGGTTTTGTGGTTGCTGCATCATCGTCTGGAACGGCCACGCAGGTGGTTGCAGCGCCTCCAAACTTTGTGGTTCCCATCTCAATGATCTCCAGTTTGAAGTAAATCGTGTCGCCTTTGCTTGGAAGTTCGCGCTGTTTTGTGACGGTCACTGAGCGTGTTCCGTCTTTCTCTGTGACCTCGATCTCGGTGTCAATGTGTGCTCGGATGCCTGACCAGCCACGTGCTCCTTTGGCTGCATCTTTGCCATTGTGGTGGATGATCATCAGAGCTGCGCCTGTGGCCGTGGCCACTTGATCGAATCTGGCCATTACTGGACCCATGTCCTCACCACTGTTTTCGTTGGCTCCTGCGCTCATTCTGGCCAATGTGTCGCCAATGATTAAGCGCACCGGCCTGCCTTTGATTTGCTCAACTGCTCGCACCAGCTCAATCACATCATGAGCATCTTGGTCGCCTGAGTAGAAGTTCATGGGAACTGGCACCATTGCCAAGTTCTCTAGGTTGCAGCCGTGGAACTTCTTGATGGCCTGCATGCGTGACCGAATGCTCGCTGGCGCTTCGCTGGCCAGATAGACAACCAAGCCTGGGTCGGTCTTCCTGCCGTAGCAGTCTGTGCCTATGGCAATGGCTGTGGCCACTGAGAGCGCCCAGAATGTCTTGCCTGAGTTGCTGTCGCCATAGACCACCACCGAGCTGCCAATGGTCATCAGGCCTTCGACCAGTTCGTCTGGAGCTTCATAGTCACTGCCGAGTTGGTCTCCAAATACGACCTTGAGCTTGTCGATCACCGCTGTGCCAGTCTGTTGAATCAATAAGCCTGCCAGATCGTGGCCTGCTTGGGCATAATCGTTGGCATCACCGAGGATCGGAGGCATCACCATGCGTGCGCCATATTTGGCACTAGCCTGTTCTGCGTAGCGTTGGCCAACACCGCTTTGGTCATGGTCTGCGACAATCACGATGTCTTGAGTTGCTCCATACATTTCCCTGAGTGTGCCAGTGACCGGCACCAGATTGCTGGCGCTGTAGGCCACCACGACCGGCCTGTCGGTGGTTTCATGGATGGTGGCTGCTGTTGCGAAGCCTTCGGCCACGAACAGCGTGCCTGGCTCATCTAGTGAGCCTACCATCCAGAACTTGCCGCCAGTCTGACCGCCTGGGTGGTAGAGCTTGCCGCCATCCTCATCAATGTATTGCAGGGTGCTGAGTGTGCCATCTGCATCGTATAGTGGGACCATCAATCTGCCATCGCCTGTAATCCGAACACCATGTGTCTGGATTCCCTTGCGCTTTAGGTATGGGTGATCAGGATGTGCTGCACCACCACTAAGCCAAATTTTCTCAACTGTCTCGCTTGCGACTTGATGCTGTCGTTCTTGAGCTGCTTCACGCAAGACTTTTGACTCATTGATTCGTCTGGCGTGTGCCATTTCCTCAAATTCAGTCAGCTTGCGGCCAACATCAGCTCGCCATGTTATTTCCATCCCTGCACGCCAACAGCCAAACCGACCAGCTGGAATACCATCTCCAAATACCAAATACCAACCAGGCTTGTCACCATGTCCTGGTGATCCTTTTGTGCCTGATCGGAATCGATGAATCTTTCCATCCATCAATATTTCATTTGGTGGCTCAAGGCCAGCCGCACGCATTGCATCGATTAGTTGAGTCTCTGGTGGTGCAACGAGTTTTTCTGGTGGAGGTGCCCAAGGACCGCCAAGTACTTTTGAGAGGTCAGCCATGTGTCACCTTGCGGCTTTCCAAGTAGTTGGACAGCGCCAGCAGGACTTTGTGGGTTGGATTTGCGTTGGGGTTGTCGCGCACTTGGCGAATGGTGTTGTAGTGCACGCCAGTGGCTTCGGCCACCTTGACAGGCATTCGGTCGGAGAGCGCGTCTCGTATCTGCTCTAGGGTCATCATGTTTTTTTCCTTTGTTGAAAATATTTATTGCGATGTGTGGATATTACACTAAAAAATGGTTTATAGTTACGTCACACCTCGAACTGATTCCCAGACGGAGGTGCAAAAAAAAGGAGAGCCAAATGGCTATCAATTTGAAATCGACCGGCAGTTTGTCTGCCAATGGAGTGAAGTTGTTGGTGTACGGCCAAGCCGGTGCTGGTAAGACTACGCTGGTTAAGACCCTGCCCAATGTGATCGTGTTGTCAGCTGAGGGTGGCTTGCTGTCCATTCAGGACGCTGATCTGCCTTACATCGAGATCGCCTCGATGGACGACTTGCGTGAGGCTTTCACATGGGCCAGAGACAGCAAGGAGGCCGCAGGCTTTCAATCGGTGGCGCTTGACTCGATAAGCGAAGTTGCTGAGGTGGTCTTGTCCCATGAGATGAAGAAGTCCAAGGATGGCCGCGCAGCATATGGCGAGATGAACAGCACCATGCAGGAGCTGATTCGCGCCTTCCGCGATCTGCCAGGCAAGCATGTCTACATGTCGGCCAAGCTGGAGAAGTCCACCGATGAGATGGGCAAGATGCTCTACAACCCAGGCATGCCTGGCAAGAGCCTGACACAAGGCCTGCCTTACTTCTTTGATGAAGTGCTGGCGCTTCGTGTTGAGCGTGATTCCGAAGGCGTGACCCAGCGTGCGTTGATGTGCGACTCGGATGGCCTCTGGCTGGCCAAGGATCGCTCTGGCAAGTTGGAGGCTTGGGAAGCGCCTGATCTGGGTGCAATCATTGCCAAGATTGGAGGCAAAGCATGATTGAGACCACCGACATGAACGAGTTAGCCCAGATGTGGCTGGCTGCTAAGAAGCAGGAAGAAGATGCGACAGCGGATCGACGCGATATTGAGGACCACATCAAGAAGCTGGCAACTATTGCCGAAAATCTTGAAGGCACAGAGACCGTTGAGCCTGGTCGATACGAGATCAAGATCGTTGGCCGCATCGACCGCAAGGTCGACGGAGACAAGGTGCAAGAGCTTGCCGCTGAGTTCGGTCTGACCGATCACTTGGCTAAGTTGTTTCGCTGGAAGCCTGAGATCAACATGGCCATTTGGAAGGCAGCAGATGAGTCCATCACTAAACCGCTTGCCGGTGCAATCACGGCCAAGCCTGGCCGCCCATCTTTCAAAATTATCCCCAAGGAGTAAATCATGGCTTTTTTAAACGAAGAATTTAATGTCAACGAACTGCCCCAAGGCAATGGCAACTTTGAGCCTTTGCCTGCTGGCTGGTACACCGCCACCATCTCTCAGTCTGAGCTGAAGGCAACTAAGGCTGGCAATGGCCAGTACATCAAACTGCGCTACGACATCACTGGCCCAAGCCACCAAGGTCGCGTGGTGTTTGGCAATCTGAATATCAAGAATGCCAATCCCAAGGCCGAGGAGATTGGTCGCCAGCAGCTGGGAGACATCATGCGTGCGATTGGCTTGGCCAAAGTGACCGACACCGATCAGTTGATTGGTGGCCAGATCGCTATCAAGCTGGAGGTTAAAGAGGACGCGCAGTACGGTGCAAGCAATGAGGTCAAGGGCTTCAAGTCTGTGTCTGGCAGTACAGCGCCAGCTGCGGCCATCCCTCAAGTCCCAAGCAATTCTGCACCTGCCAAGGCCGCACCACCTTGGGCTAAGAAGTAAGCAAAAAAATGCCCAGACTAGCGTGAACTGGTCTGGGCAAACTCATCAAAGGAGAGACAACATGAAAATCCCTGAGCCAGATAATAGCATCCAGTCTTTGATTGACAAGCACCATGAGGCCATTGCTGAGGTGCCTCGCCCACACCTTGGAGCCAGTACGCTTGGCCATGTTTGTGATCGGTGGCTGTGGCTGTCTTTCCGCTGGGCTGTGCAGCCGAGCTTCCCTGGTCGAATCCTGCGCCTGTTTAGGCGTGGCCACCAAGAGGAGGCCAACATCATCAGCGATCTGCGTGCCATTGGCATCGATGTGCGCAAGGTGTCTTCCCAGCACCGTGTCGACTTTGGCAGCCATGTTTCTGGCAGCATCGATGCGATCATCGACAAGGGTGTGCCAGATGCGCCAAAGTCCAAGCACATTGCCGAGTTCAAGACGGCATCCAAAAAAGCATTTGACGATCTGGAGAAGAATGGCGTGGAGAAGTCTAAGCCTGAGCACTTTGTGCAGATGCAGGTCTACATGGCTGGCACTGGCATCGATCGTGCGTTGTACTTGACTGTATGCAAGGATGACGACCGCATCCACACTGAGCGCGTGAAGTTCGATAAAGATGTGGCAGGCAAGGCCATTGCTCGCGGCCAGCGCATTGCTTTGAGTGACCGCATGCCTGAGCCGATCAGCTCAGATGCGAGTTGGTATCAGTGCAAGTTCTGTGATGCGCATGAGTTCTGTCACCAGTCCAAGACCACCAAGCATGTGAACTGCCGCACCTGCGCTTTGGCCACTCCAATGCCTGACTCGACTTGGCACTGCGCCAAGTGGGATGCTGAGATTCCTTTGGATTCCCAACGCACTGGTTGCGAGTCGCATGTCCTGCACCCCGATCTGGTGCCTTGGCAGCGCAAGGATGGTCCGAACGAGTTCACCGCTATGTATGAGATCAATGGCGTGAATCTGGCCAATGGCGATCCTGAGCAAGAAGGCGTTTTCGGCTCCAAAGAGTTGTTGGCCAATGCTGAGGCCTGTGCTAGTGGTGATCCTTTGATCGCTGAAATGCGCAAGGACTTTGGTGGAAGGATTGTGGGATGAACAAATTTCCATACAAGTGGACTTTGGCACAAGCCAATTTCACAAAAGATAAAGGCAAGGTGTTCTCATGTTTTGCTTGTGGTGGTGGCTCAACAATGGGCTACAAATTGGCTGGCTTTGATGTACTTGGATGCAATGAAATTGATCCAAAAATGATTGAGGCTTACAAAGCTAACCACAACCCAAAATACGCTTATTTGGAGCCAATCCAAGAATTCAAATTGCGTGATGACTTGCCACAGGAACTTTATGAGTTAGACATTTTGGATGGTTCGCCACCTTGTTCAAGTTTCTCAATGGCCGGAAATCGTGGGGATGATTGGGGAAAAGAGAAGAAGTTTCGTGAAGGACAAGCCGAACAGGTTTTGGATACGCTTTTCTTTGACTTCATTGATTTGGCTAAAAAACTACAACCCAAGGTTGTAATTGCCGAAAACGTCAAAGGTTTATTGTTAGGTGAGGCTAGAGCTTACGTTTCACGCATTTATGAGGCATTTGATGAGGCCGGCTACATTGTTCAGCATTGGTTGCTTGATGGTTCAACTATGGGTGTTCCACAACGTAGAGAGCGTGTTTTCTTTGTCGCTTTACGCAAAGACTTAGCAGAACCATTCTTGGAATCTATGGACATGTTCACGATGGTTCCAAAGTTAAGACTTGAATTCAATGAAAAACCCATTGTGTTTGGAGAAATTCAAGATTGCGAAGGACGCAACCTTAGCGAAAACATGACAACCATTTGGCAAGCTAGACAAGATGGCGATAAGGCAATGCTTGAGGCTTGCGAGAGGCTTACAGGTAAAACCAAATATTTTAGCCAGAGCTATCTCTACAAAGACAAAGTGGCCACAACGCTCACATCGCATGAAGATAGTCTTGTTTTGTTTGATGCACCAAAGTTCACAAGCAAACAAGAGGCTTGCAGCATTGGAAGTTATCCACAGGACTATGACTTTTGCAAACAAAAACCACATTACATGATTGGAATGAGTGTTCCACCAGTTATGACAGCTCAGATCGCATTAAAAGTTTATGAGCAATGGCTTAAAAATTTATGAGATGCGTAAATACTTTTATTAGAGGTTTATGAGATGAACAAACAAGGAGAATTAAATGAGCTGGCTTTATTCGCAGGCGCTGGTGGAGGAATACTTGGCGGGAAACTTCTCGGATGGAGAACAGTCTGTGCAGTCGAATGGGAACCGTACCCAGCAAGCGTATTGTGCGCCAGACAAAATGATGGTCTTCTCCCGACTTTCCCAATTTGGGATGACGTACAAACCTTTGATGGAAATCCGTGGCGAGGAATTGTTGACGTTGTATCTGGAGGCTTTCCATGCCAAGACATTAGCGCAGCAGGAAAAGGCGCAGGAATCAACGGAGAACGTAGCGGAATGTGGCGAGAAATGGCACGGATTATTGGCGAGGTTCGACCAAGATACGCATTCGTGGAGAACAGTCCAATGCTCACTTCTAGGGGACTTGAACGAGTCCTTGCAGACCTTACCGCAATGGGGTATGACAGTAGGTGGGGAGTTATATCTGCTGCCGACGTTGGTGCAAACCATAAACGAGAAAGAATCTGGATTGTGGCTAACTCCAAGTACGGTAGATATACCAACTCGATCAGCAGAATCGATGGAAAAGAGATTGGATTACCGCAAGAAAATAGGACGCAATGGAGTGGGTGCGGGATGCCTATCGGAACAAGTGGAATGGTCGGGAACAGGGCCACCAATAGGATACATAACCAAGGAAAAAATGTTTCCAACTCCCCAGGCATCGGACAACAGAGATCGAGGAAACATGAGCAACCCATCTATTCAGCGAAGAGTAGCCAAGGGAAAACAAATTATGTTGAGTCAATCGGTAGACCAGAACAGTGGTCAACTGAACCCAACGTGGGTCGAGTGGCTAATGGGGTGGCCGCTAGGATGGACAGACTTAAAGCCATTGGAAATGGACAAGTCCCTCTCTGTGCAGCAACAGCATGGAGAATCTTGAATGCTTCGTGACTACCAACAGCGCACCATCGACGAGCTGTACAGATGGTTTGAGGCTGGCAATGATGGCAATCCTTGTCTGGTGCTGCCGACCGGCTCAGGCAAGTCTCACATCGTGGCTGCGCTGTGCAAGGATGCCTTGCAAAATTGGCCAGAGACTCGGGTGCTCATGCTGACCCATGTGAAGGAGTTGATTGAGCAGAATGCCGAGAAGATGCGCCAGCATTGGCCTGGTGCACCGATGGGCATCTACAGCGCCAGCATTGGCCAGAAAGACTTGAGCGAGCCAATCACCTTTGCTGGCATCCAGTCTGTGCGCACCAAGGCGCGTGAGCTTGGCCACATCGATCTGGTGATCATCGATGAGTGCCACTTGGTCAACCACAAGGACGAGGGTGGCTATCGTAAGTTGCTTGGCGAGTTGAAGGCCATCAATCCGCACCTGCGTGTGATTGGCCTGACCGCCACGCCTTACCGCTTGGGGCATGGCCTGATCACCGATAAGCCTGCGCTGTTTGACGATCTGCTCACGCCTGTCAGCATCGAGGAGCTGGTGTTCAAGGGCTATTTGGCCACGCTGCGCTCCAAGGTCACCAAGGCCAAGCTGGATGTGAGTGGCGTGAAGAAGCGCGGTGGCGAGTTCATTGAGTCAGAGTTGCAGGCCGCTGTGGATACTGACGACAAGAATCAGGCCGTGGTGCATGAGGTCATGGGCTTGGCTGGTGAGCGCAAGGCGTGGCTGTTTTTCTGTGCTGGCGTGAAGCATGCCGAGCGTGTGGCTGAAGTCCTGCGCCAGCAGGGTGTGACCGCTGAGTGCGTGACTGGCGATACACCAAAGAAAGAGCGCGAGCGCATGCTGGCTGACTTCAAGGCTGGCCGTGTGCGTGCCCTTACCAATGCCAATGTGCTGACCACTGGTTTTGACTATCCAGACATTGATCTGGTAGTGATGCTGCGCCCGACCATGAGCGCCAGTTTGTATGTGCAAATGGCAGGCCGTGGTATGCGCGTGAAGTCGCACACCGATCATTGTTTGGTGCTCGACTTTGCCGGTGTGGTCGAGTCGCATGGTCCGATCACCAATGTGCAGCCGCCTAAGAAGGGTGGCGATGGCAATGGCGAGGCACCAGTTAAGGTGTGCGATCACTGTGGTGAGCTGGTGCACATCTCGGTGATGCTTTGCCCTTCATGCGGTGAGCAGTTTCCTGAGCCAGTAAAAAAATCGATGGTGTTGCGCAATGACGACATTATGGGTCTGGATGGTCAAGAGCTGGAGGTTACAAGCTGGACATGGCGCAAGCACATCAGCAAGGCCTCTGGCATTGAGATGCTGGCCGTGACCTACTACGGTGGCCTAAGCGACACACCGATCACCGAGTATTTGCCAATCATGCATGAAGGTTATGCAGGCCAGCGTGCAATGAGTCAGCTGCTGAGTATTGCCAACAGCGCCAGCATTGTGCCTGGTGGTCTGAATGTGAAAACGCTGGAGGACATGGTGCAGAACATGAACATGGCCACGCCACCAGAATGGATTGAGTATCGCAAGGACGGAAAGTTTTTTAGGGTAATGAAAAGGAGCTGGGAATGACAGTTGAAGAACAAATGAATCGAATGCACAAGCTCAAGGTTTGTGATGTGTGCAGTCGTGAGGCCGATCCGCTTGGTGGTGTCAAGGTGCGCACCAAGTGGCATTGCGCTCGATGCTGGGTGAAGCTGATGCAGCGTGGTAGCAAGTCATGAGCCGACCACCAGAGCCACAATTCTTGGTTGACTACCGCGAGTGGATCAAGGCCGGTCCACCGAAGTGCTGCCACACCTGTGAGATGTACGGCACAGATGGTCTGTGCACCGAGTTCTTCATGACACCACCAGCCGAGTTTGCTGCCGAGGTGGATGCCTGCCCTAAGTGGGAGCCAGAATGCCCATTTTGACCGACCGCATACCGACAGAGCATGAGGAGCAGCGCGAGCTGGTGCGCTGGTTTCGCCAGACTTGGCCAGGCGTGCGCATCTTTGCCATTCCCAATGGCGGTGCTCGCAGTCCGGCCACCGCTGGCCGATTGAAGGCCGAGGGTGTTTCCTCTGGTGTGCCTGATCTATTCATTCCTGCCTGGGGGCTTTGGGTGGAGATGAAGCGTACCAAGGGTGGCAGCCTGAGTGCCGAGCAGAAAGACTGGATTGCTTATCTTGAAAGTGTGAGATTCTGTTGTATAGTGGGAAAAGGTGCTGATGATGCCAAGGGCAAACTTCAGGCCTTTTTCAATGAACAGAAGGACAAACTATGACCACCAAAATCAAAGATCGTTACATGACGATCAGGCTGCCTGCCGATATTGAGATCGAGCTGCGCAAGATGGCCGAGCGCAACACGCGCACGCTGGCCGCGCAGATTCTGCACTGCGTCAAGATGGAATTGGAGCGCCAGCAAGCACAGGAGACCAAGGCATGAAGAAGCAGATTCACATCAGCATCGACACGTTGATGCACAAGTGGCCAGTGTTTGGCATTGGCTTTTCTGATGGCGAGTTCTTTGTCTCGCTGTGGCTGGTGGATGTTCGCATTTGGAGAGGTTACTGATGTTCAAGATTCCTGAAAAATACCGTGTTCGTGAAGGCAAGATGGCCAGCGACGAATCCTTTGGCAACAATGGCATGTTCATCGTGCCTTTGAAGCACCAGCAGAAGTTGCTGATTCTTGCCACCGATGGCGCAGGCTGGGAGCATGTCAGCGTATCTCGACGCGATCGCTGTCCAACTTGGGACGAGATGTGTCAAGTCAAGGAGATGTTCTGGGATGATGAGGATTGCGTCATTCAGTACCATCCACCAAAGAGCGAGTGGGTCAACAACCACCCAAACTGCTTGCACATGTGGAGACCGATCGGCATGGATTTGCCAAGGCCTCACCCAATGCTTGTCGGCATCAAGAATGCTGGCGTGATGACATGAAAAAACGCAAGCCACAGCCAAGGCCAAGGCACTACACCATCCTCGATGAGATGATGGCCAGTCCGACCGAGCCGTTGCCTGAGAAGTTTCGCACGCACCAGCTCACCATGATGTATCAAGGCCTGCATGCGATGGAGACCGCGCCAGCGCCCACCACGGACGACTGGCGGGTCGTCAGCGATGCGATCAACCTCATGGAGACGCTGGTGGTCGAGATGAAAGTCTGCGAGGACTCCAGTGGCTTGCTGATGGATGCCATCACCGCTTTGGCGCTCGCTGGCAAGCGAAACAGGGCTGGTGGCACCATTCGTATGGATGGGGCAGGAATTCAGGCTGTACGATCGATTCTGAGCGACTATGCCGAGCTTCTGAACATGTTGCCTGCTCGCACCATGTACCGATGCCACAGATTGACCGAGAAACGACTGCATGACCTGCTCGATGGCAAGCGCAGACCACATGATGTGGAAATAACCTCAATATAAGGGTTTATCCCTATAAATAAATTGTGGGACTTCGTGGGAAATGCCTTATACTGGAGGCCTACCAACAAACAACCAGCAAGGAGCTGACCGTGAATAAAACTTATACCGCTTATGTCGCATCTGATCTTTTCAACGCAGGATATTCATGTGATGGTCATCCATTCATCGCAGAGCAGTATTACGTAATGATCGAAAACGCAGCTGGTCGTCGCTTTCGTCATCAAGTTATTTTTAATGGCACTCAAGAAGTTGTTTGCCCAGAGTCTGGCGATTCTTATTTTCCCGATCTGCGTCAAGAAGCATCTGCCAAAGCCGAGCGTTTAGCAGCTCGTGTTAATGCTGCCCTTCAGTCTGGTCAGTTTTTATCTCCAACATTTTGGGATGAAATCGATCCAGCTTATGGTTCTGATGAATACATGTATCAAGGCACAGAAGCTAAGCGCTTGTTTGCTGAGAAAGCCGCAGCCTAATCAACCAAAGGGGCTTCGGCCCCATCACTCAAAGGAAGAAACTATGAAAAACTCAAACTTTCAAACACCACGTAATTTTGCAGACTGCACATGGGTGCAGGGCTATGGCCGCACAGAGCCGCTTTGGGAGCGTGTGGCAGGCTATGTGCTGGCTTTTGCAATTGGTGTTGGCTTGGCATGCCTCTTGGTCGCATGGTGGTCATCATGAATTGCTGCGACGAGTACGGCAATTGCACTCAGGGCCGTGACTGCCCTGTGCGCGTTGCTCGTTCTTTGCAACCTTCAACATCTAAGCGCCTTCTCAGGCGCTTTTTTTATTGGCTGTTGATCGCCATTCTTGGCCTGCTGTGGATGGCGTTTGTGGCGTTTGTGGTGGCCACTTATGCGTAAGGTCTGGTGCCAGCCTTGTCGATAATCAGCGCCTGCTTGCGTGGGCTGGTGTCCTCGCTGTTTGAGATGCTGATGTGGGTCCAGCGATCAAACTCACGAATCACTTGATCATAACCAATTCCACTGTCCATAATCTTGCGCACCACCTCATCTGGTGTCATGCCTGGCACCTTAAAGTCGGCAGCGCAACCAGTCCGATGCTGGCTGGTGTCTTTGCTTCCCACCGCATCATTGACGAGCTTGGTGCGCAGGCCTGAGCTGATCATGATCGGCTTGCCACCCAGCACCACCTTCACCTGCTCCAGAAAGTCTGCCAGGCGCGTCAGATTGGCCAGCTCGGTGTCATTGGGGCTGTTGTCCCAGCCGTTGCGTTCTGCGGTCTCTGAGGCCGTTAGTTCTTCGAGTGTGAAGTGTGGTGTCAAGTTCATTTTTTGCTCCGCATGTCTGCGAGTTTCTCAACGGTGCGGCCACCAAAATAGGCCAAGAAAATAATCTGTCCCCACTGGCCAAGCAGCTGGACGTAGGATTCTTGAGCGTTGTAGCCGAAGGCAGACATTGCAGTGAAGATGAAATAGGCCAAGAAGATGGCTATGAGGGCCATAGGCCGAATGTTTTTGGAAAGCCAAGAGTCTGACCCCATGTCTGCTGTCCATCGATCTGTGGTGTTCTGCTGCTCCACCTCAAACAACTTGGTGTCGTTGGCCATCTTTGCCAGCTCACCCTCTTGCGCCAGTTTTGCCAACTCCAGTTGCGCTTTAGCCTTGGCCTCTGGGTCAGGAATCAGTTTGTCGATGAGCTTTCCGCCCACATTCAGAAGTGCGTCGAGTGCGATCATTGTTTGCTCCTTGAAAGCATGGTTGCTGCAATTTCCATCATGGTTCTTGCGACTTGAATGTCGGCTGGCTCATTATCCCAGCCAACAGTAATTTGGCCAACAAACCGATTTGGGTCTGGTGGGATGCTGATTCGGCAAGTGTAGGTGACACCCTTGGCGATGTACCACAGGCCCATCTCAGATTGCGCTGATCGGTATTCACCGCAAGGAATCTCACTGGCCATTAGCCTGACCACATCAGCGTTGTTGTTTGCGTTCTGGGTAAACAGGCCCACATCAAGCCCATCGTTTGTTTTGTCCCTACCTTCTTTGGTGTAAGCGCGATACAGCACTCTAGTGCCAAACATGGGGTTTACTTTGAACACGGCCACAATGGTGGCGTTGGTAGTTTTGAACAAATGGGCCGCAGCGTCTTCTACCCTGTCCTCAACAATGCTTGGCATCTTCTTGGACTCTTTGTACGCGCCCATTAAAAGTTCTTGGTTCTGCCAGACAAAGTACCCAGCGAATGCAAACACCGCCATGAGTATGAGTGCAAACAGCTTGAATGGGCTGTCTACATAAGATAGCACCTTGCTCAATATGTCTGCTGGCTTTTCGTCGCTCATAGTCCAATCATCCCAAGTAGTTTATTGACAACCTTGTCGGCAAGCTCGTCCGGCAAAAATTTGAGCAGGCCCAAGACGTACCAGGCAATGCACATGCGCACAAAGATTTTGAGAAAGAGGTCGAATTGCTTTTGGTATTCATTCATCGACCACAGCGCGTTTTAGCGCACAAATCTTGAATTTCAGCAATACCCCAACCGACTGCACCAAGAAGCATCACGATCACGACAATGCCAATGGCCCACGCCATCTGCTCGGCTTCCTCTTCTTTGCGCTTTTTTTCTTCTTCCTTGGCTTGACGCGCCAGATGCGCGTCTTCAATGTCCATTTGCTGCTGGCGCTCTTTGATCTTTTGCCACACATCAGCGCGGCCAGTGGCTTGGAACAAAATCATCAACTCGGCTTCAAAGCGCTTGGCCTCATCGAGTGCCATCTCAATTTGTAAGGCTGTTCCAAGGTTTGACTTGTTGCCAGAGCGTTTGGCCTCCACCATTGCTTTGGTGGCCACGCTTTTGGCATCAAACATCTTGGCAATGGATGGAGCTAAACCAGCCAGATCGTTTGCGACCTTGCTGGCTTTTTTAACTACGCTGATTGCGCTTTGTAGCCCTGCTAGGGCTGTAATTGGGTCGATCATTTTCGCTCTACCTTTTTCCACTCAAGGCATACTACTTTGCGATTAAAAACATCACCCGTCCATGCCCATCGGACGCATCTATATTCAGTTGATGAAACTTGCGACAGTGTTAAAACCATCGCAAGTCCATATTTCAATGCTTCCAATAATTCAGCAGGTAACCGACCACGGCAGACACGCCAGAAACAATGGTCATGCCAAACCAAAGTCCTCCACGACCTTTGTTGGCCAGCGCCACCAGTTCTTCGAGCTGGCGCTCGACCTTGTCCATCTTTTTGTCCATGTCCTGAACTTTCTGCCAGAGCACGCCATATTTGACAAGGTCGATCTCGTTTCCTTCTACTGCCATAACGTCAGCTCCTAACATTAGAGGCCTTGGCCTGGTGTGATGTAGACGGTGGCGGACGAGCTGGACAAGCCGCTGAAGAAGGTGTCAATGTTAAAGCGCAGGATTTCAACAGCACCAGGCACCAGCACGATAGCGTCTGAAGGCGTTCCAGCAACTGGAGCAACGGCAGCGGCTTGAGCTAGTGCAGCAGTTGGGCCAGTGCCCAAGAACACGGTGGTTGTGCCGTTGTTGATGAAACGGTACTGGCCTGCGTTCTGAGGGTTGAACTTCTCGTATACGGGAGCCTGCACACCAGTGGGTGCAGTTCCAGCTGCTGCTACTGCAATGGTCTTACCAAGTGGGGTAAATGCGATTTGCGAATTGGTCGACATGTCAGACTCCTTGTGCAGCGATGGCTGCTTCGTATGCTGCGATCACTTCAGCAGTGTGAACTGATGCACATATAGCCTGTACTTTTGCATTTTCGCCACTGTAATCAGCACCAGGGGAAATTACATGACGATGGAATGAGCTGCTAATTTGCTTGCCATCTTCCAAGATAGCAGTCTTTGTGCGAACTTGTACTGAGCCATTTTCAATAACTTCAATGCGGTCCACGAT